CTCCTGACCAGACGGTACGATAATCTTATTGGCATTACCGCCAGAGCTAAGACCTTTTAGATTTTCTACGTGTAAAGTACTCATATGATTGTCAAGTTCCCATTAACTGTAAGCGTTATGCTTGACGCTATTGTTAGAGGTCCATTACAACTAGCATTTTCTGTGCTAGGTATAGTTGTGTCTGTACCCATAGTCTGATCATTAGTCTGAAACAACGCTGTCTTAGTTGTGTTCTGTGTTGTATCAAACAGTGTAGCTCTAAGGCTGCTTGCAAATGTACCACCACCTGAAAGTGTGGGTGCATCTGCTACGCTAAATGTGTTGTGTGCTATAATGGTTATCTCATCGTCTAATGCAGCAGCTACGTCTAACACAACTGTCGTTCCCGTTGTTGCTGTGTAATCGGCTGGCTGTAGCAATATTCCGTTTTGGTATACATCGACTGAACCAACACCATAAACGGCATTAAAGGTAGTTTGCCCAGCAGTCGCTACGAACGTATAAGCTCTTCTTGTACCTTCGGTTAGTGTCTGTCCTATGTATGCCATGTGTTTATCCTAACTTAGTAAATGCATACAGAAAGAACTGTAATAGGCACTAGTTCCATACAGTGTCATATTGTTTGCATACACGTCTATATAATCATTAGCAGATAAATTCATTAAACCAGCCCAACTCCATTGATGATGATTATTACCACCATTTGCGCTGTAAACGCTTTTAAATATACCACCGTTTTTTCTAATCTGATAGTTTTTGTTATTATAAGTGGCATCAGCTTCACTCATTAACCAAGTAGATACAAAATATCTTCCTGCTACTGGCGCAGTTCCTCTTCCATTACTAGTATTGTACATAGAACCAACGCTATATTCAGTGCTATTACAAATATAAACATTTCCAGCCGTAACATGACCGTTGTTTTTAGTTACTGCAAAACTAGGCTGATTAGGCTTTGTTACATAGCCGTCTTTAGTTATCGTTAAGGTTTGTCCTGCGTTATCTACGGGATCGGTGTCTGATTGACTTTCTGCTTTGAAAATATGAAAGTTTCCATAACTGTCATCGGCTGGACCTACAGCCCACTTTCTATTGTTTGCATTAGTGCTTGTAGTATCAAATTGCAGTATTGGTGAAGTTGAATAAGAAGTTGTATTTCCTGATATATGCAATCTGCCTGTCATCGTATCGCCAGCCGTATTTACATATCTTGTATCGCTTTCAGTCTGATCCTGATATGCTGCGCCTGAAGCTAAATCTTTAGACTTCCCCATCTAGGTGATCTCCAAAATACTCATAATTGCATCACAACTATTAGCCGCACTTGATGTAACTTTGACGCTATCGCTTGTTTCCAAAACAACCTTTTGATCACCTCCAACAACGACAAGACTGCCTCCGCTTGGAACCGTAGCCGTTTTAACCATGAAGTGATCGTTAGAACCGTCATTCAAAGCTACGTCTACTGTAATCGCTGTAGTTGTATTGTTAGAACAAGTTAGCCCAATTACAGTTGTTTGCGTAGAAGCTCCTACCGTATAACTTCCTATAGCCGTTGCAGATGTGCCGATGTTTCTGCTTAGTTTTCTTTTAAACGTGTTTGCCATATTCTATCCTAACGCAATCGCCATAGCTACCGGGACAGCTTCACGCGCATCAAAATCAGTAGCAGATATACTTATAAATACACTCGCGTTACCACTCAAATCTAGCAGAGAGCCTGTTGAACTGGACGATAATACCCTTGTTAAGGTTGTACCTGAATGAGTGTATACCCCTGTACCTATCTCAAAAGCAGTTCCGTCTTCTATAACATATCGAACTGTATCCCCGTTACTAACACCACCTGCAGCGAAAGTACGATATCCTGAAACGGCAGAGCCAAGGGTTACAGTGCCTGTACCTGTTGTACTTGTACTAACCTTGACTCTATCCGCAAATTTTACCACTTCTAGACTCCAATTACGCTATACGAATAATAGCGTCTGACGCATTTGCTGTAGGGAACTGAATAGTAAAGTCACCCGCAGTAGAAGTTTTATCTGAACCAAAGTCCAATACAACCACTGTATCTGTTGTACCTGATCCACTACCTGTTGTGGTATTGTAGATTAAAGCACCGCGAGCAGTTACAGTAGCACTTGAAAAAGTCAAATCAGCAAAGTCTGTAAGCGCCGTTGTACCACTACTTGAAGGATCTACTCTTGTTAGAGTACCACCACCTGCAGTATAATTTGTACCAGTGACTTCGTTCGAAGTAGTGTAAGCAGTTGTAGCTGCATTAAAGGAGGCGCTGTTTGTATACATTGCTAACTTGAATGTATCACCCCCTGAGTTTTTAAAGTTATGCGCTCCCTCAAGAAGTTCTTGCTTGAAGGATGTACACATAAAGTTGCCAGAAAACGCCATATCATAATCTCCTTATAAGCTCGGCAAGTTTAGGATGCCCTGCATCGTTCAAGGCATTATACACGGTTGTGCGGTCACTGCGAATAGCTTCTCGCATATAAAACGCAACCACTTTTTCCATGTGCTTTTGGAAGGCTTGTGCCTGATCTCGAATAGCAGGATGTGTACTGTCAGAAACGCTTATCAGTTTCTCCACACATCTCTCTGCTACTTCGTCAGGTGTAAACCCTCTATTCTCAGTAGTCTGTACAGAGACTATAGGTTCTTTTGGTATGTCTACATTAAACTTAAACATTAGCTTCGCTAGGGCTGTAGCCCTCCTCCCCATTTCTATAGCCATCTTGCTGAAGCAATCCACCCACCTTGGTAAATGCTTGCATGGCAAGTTGATGTTGTTTTCTATATTCGTTCATAAGGTCTGTATCACCCTTCATATATGAATACGCTTCTAGCAATGCTCCGTAAAGCAGGGCTGTTTCAGCATTATCACCTAACCACGTTGTACCCGCTGTAACAATAGATGGTGGGTCATAATAGTAATTTATTTGTACATTGTACGCCTGATCTGGAGTTGGCCCTAAAATAAAGAAACCGGGCGTAAGTGTCGTTCCCCCCACAAACTGAGCGTAGTATTTAGGTGTAGCAACAGGACTTGCAGGATACGCTTCTTTTATAAACGTAACATTCTTATTCAAAAGATAAGCCCAAGTATTGTCAGCGTTTTGCAACGCGATAGAATACACAGCTATCATGTCAGAAGGTCTAGCTAAGTATTGAGAATTAGCTAGTGTAGAGCCAGTAGATGCCTTCCTGAGTTCGGGTATGAGAACGGTACGAAGTATTTTCTCTTCTGCTTGTCTAACAAACGTAGGGATATTATTTACAAAAGAAGCTTCTGTATTCTCTGTGTAGTCCTGTATAGCCTGTGTTAGCTCTGTATAGTTCATGTAATTTACCTTATCCTATACTGCCCACCACGAGCTTTACCCATACCGCGAGACACTTTACCACCATGTTTTAGTTGGGTTGGTTTACGACCTGATAGTTTGAGTAAGTTGCTTTTGCCTTTATTTAACAAAAACTGATCAAAACTCATAGAGTCTGACATCTTACCATCAAAGAACTCCTCACGTAGATCTTGTAGTTCTGAGTCTAGTTCTTTCATCTTACCCATAATGACTACCCATTCTTATTAAAGCTGCCGCCTCTAACAGCCTTACCCATACCCTTACATATACTACCGCCCATTCCCATTTTTTTAACTTTCCCACCATTCGCCATATAACCCATTTTGTTACGGACTTCTAATGGTAGCTTATCTGCTGGATTTCCTTCAGGTACAGATTTTAAAATTTTTCCGGGCATATCTAATCTCCTTTTAACAATCCTATCATGTTTATATTCTCAAATCTACCGTTAAGGTGTATTTGCCTGACCTCCCATACCACTGTGGTTTGTACAATAGTAGTACAGAGTTGGCGCACCAGACGCCACTGTTATTTCTGTATAGGCTCCTGAGTTGCCGGGTACTCCAGAAGTGGTGACCCCTGTTGTATAGGGAGATCCTCCTCCATGAGTCCCGTTCGCAGTGATGCTAAAACGTAAAGGATGACTACTATTGCTGCCATCTGATTGATCAAAGCGATATGTACTACCCTCGTTTAGAGTAAGAGTTGGGTTTGACGATCCGTTTATGTAGAATTTGTTACCGTAATTATTTTGCACGGTTACAGTATATACAGTGGTTGATGATACGCTAACTGTTACTGCTCCTACGGCAGTTGTAGCTCCTGACCCTGAAACTATCAGGCTGTTAGTTCCTGTTGCTGTGGCTGTACCGACTGCAGTTGTTGCGCTGCTACCTGCTACCTGCACTGGTGCATTCACGGCTACGCTTCCTACGGCTGTAGTTGCCCCTGCCCCTGTGATTTGGAGGGTACTTGCAACATTACTTATGTTAATAACACCAACACCACCTGTTGCTGCAGGAGCAGATACACCTGTCGCTGTAAGAATAGTTACACTTCCAACCGCAGGGCTAGAGACTGCGCCTGTGACATTAGCTGATTTGGGTATACTAGCAGTTACTGAACCAACGGCGGTAGTACCTTGGAGACCTGCCTGTGGGTGAGTTACTTTGCCCGTGTCCACCGTAACTTTACCGGCAGATATAGTCATAAACTGGGCAGGGTTCCATACAGGGTTAAAGCCAAACAAACTTCTACTATCAACTAGTGACCTGTCTGGTCTAGCACCGGAAAGGCTTTGAGGATCAAATATTCTTACTCGACCAAGAAAATTTTGTGGGTGGTCTCCATCAGCAACGTCCATACCCACGCGCAGACCTGTCTTCACACCATTACGATACTCGTCAACAAGCTCATTCAGTGGGTATCTGAAGCCAGTTCTATCGCAAAAACCAAAAGCATATTTGTTTCTGGCGCTTCTCATACACCCCCCAAAAGAAATGTGTTATGCGGCACAAATCTGATTGATGCTGTTTCAGAATCTTCACCCGCTGCAAGTTCAAATTGATACTCATACTCTTGTTTTAGAGGGGCGACTCTAGCTGCTGCTTCAGGTTTTTTCATAGCCACGTAATAAGCAAGCCCCGCAATAAGGCAGGGTACAAACCTCGGAGGAACAGCGGCGTTTGTTCCTAACCCAGAAGTTAGACCATCAATACCTTTTAGGCGGTGATACGCAAGCTCGTATGAAGTTGTAGAATCGGGTACAGGCCACAAAGTTACTTTAGTTTCTGTAGCTAACCGCTCAATAAAAACTTGGCTTGGCCTACCCTGTGTGTTTTTGTTAGACTGAGCAGCATAGTTAGATACTGACAGTCGTTGTAGTGCGGAATCAACCTGATTAGTTCCAGACCCTGTTCTTAGCTGATGTTCTATAAGGTCTATTGTATCTACAGGCATCGTGTAAGTAGCCGTACCTGCAGTAAGGGTCAGTGTACCTGCATCGATGGTGAATAAATTGAGACCTCTATTTTGCCACTCAAGCAACATAATATTAAGGCTACGCCTCGCCGTTCTAAGGTCATAACCTGTGTTTAGTTCTATCCCTGCACGTTCGTAGGCTTCTTCGAATATGTCAGGTAAATCTGGTGTAACTACTGCCATCTATTACTTCCTAAACTGTCTCGTCTTCTTCGCAATTTTCTTAGGCTGACGAACATGTTGTTTACCTGCCTTCTTGCCTTTTCTCTTAGCCTTCGAAGTAGCCGCATATTCAGCAGAACTAAGAGACTTAATAGCCGCAGAGGGGAGATAACGCTCCCCTGTAGCCTTTTTACCTTGCGTAGATGGTTTACCACTTTTGGTTCGCCACTTCTGCTTGGTCCAATTTCTAAGGCTTTTCTGCGATTTTTTTAGTGGCACTATTTCTTACCTTTACCACCGCGCTTCATCTTCATAGGTGGTTTACCACCACGCATCATCTTTGCTGGTTTACCACCGCGCTTCATTGCCATTGGTTTTTTCTTCATAGAACGAGGTTTCATAGCCATCTGTCAGTCTCCTTTTTCTGTTAACAACTAACTCTTCGTATTCGTCTTCTGGATATACGTCATAGTAACCCAAGCGCTGTAGTTTGTCACTGGCGTGAACAACCTGTTTAAGATCTTGGATAAATACCATGCAGTACGGTTGATCTACAGAACTTTCCCAATCGTTATCAGATAGGAAATCAAGCTCTGCTTCCTCTGCGCCATAGTCAGGATGAAATTCCATACAATGTAAATTTTCAAATAATATGTTTAGGTTTTGTACATACTTATGAAACTTATTTAATTTTGGTACGCTATGAGATGCTATCACAACAAGATCTTTACCTGTGATGATAAAGTCAGAGCAGTAACGAAGGCTGTCTTCGTACACATCATCTGTTTCTACAACCAAGACTTTGTCTTTTTTCCAAGCTTCTTTGGCATACGGACAAGCAGAAAGACCTTTGAGGTTCTGGTTCGGTACTTCTAAAACCTCACTTGACCAACTTCTTAGATCTTTCTCTATTTCGCCCATCAGTCTCTGTAGCCCCCACCTGCTTTTTTATAAGCAGCGGCAACCATTTGAGCTTTCCTAGCTGACCACTGACCGGGAGCGCCACCTTTGCCCCCCGCTTTTATTCTATTAAATATTCTTTTTCTCATGCCCGGTTTAGTGTAGTTACCTGCTTTGTTGACAGTACTCTTAGACTTTTTCTTCTTAACCTTACCGCCCTTACCCATACGAATGATTTCAAGATCTTTAGCATCATCACCCGTAGAAACTCTGTTACCTACGAGTTGACTACTCATTTGAGAGCGAGAAATAGCCATTATAGAAACCTTCCTGCTACAGCCGCTGCAATAATTAGAACGGCAATGCCCCACAGCCGCATATCAAGACGCTCTAATTGCTTCTCAATACGCTCAAAACGCCTATCAGACTCTTTTTCATGTTTTTCCATAATCGTTAATACGTCTTGCGCTTTCATCAACATTTCCATCTTTTTCTAGCCTGTCTTAGGCGACTATTTGGATCTTTTGCTGCTTTTGGGAACTGCTTCATCTGACCTGCAGATCTAGCGCAATAAGACTTACGCCTTTTAGCAGCCTTACTACCTTTTTTTACTGTGCCAGTCACAGCGGTTTTAAGCTTAGAACCGGGGTTATCCCTACGGTACTTAGCTACACCTTTAGAGGTCATACCCGCGCCTTTTTTGGTGGGCCTCTTATGGCCCCCCTTGATGGAGTGACCCTTCATAGTTCCTTTGCGAGCAGCCATAACATTAATTAAAAAATACTGTTATAGCTGTTAGTGCCGTAGCGGTAGCTACATGAATATCACTAACTCTAATCCCATCATCTGGAATATTGACAGCATGAACGTCAGAGGCTTTTAGATCTAAATCTAGAACTGTAGCTCCACCGTTGCCATCTGAGATAGTTAATCGGGGTGTACCCGAGCCTGATAGAACATGTATCTGCCGTATACGAGCAGGACCAACTGCGAGTGAGCCTGTTCCTGTGACACGCTTTGCCTTTACATCACTAGACATAGCTTACCCTTCTTTCTTAGGACGACCGCGCTTTTTGACAGGTGCTTCTTCCCACGCCTCGTTCTCAGGAGTGTTCGGATCGTCTGCCTTTAGCGTTCCATCATCGTTTCTTGCTCGGACTTTTTTAGTATTTGTCCAAACTTTCAGCGGATTACCGTCTGGGTCTAACCCACGAGCCGCTAATTCTTCAGCACTTGGTGGTGAGAATCTACTCATGATTTACCCCCTATGAAGCAGAAATGGTTGCGCCTGTGTCTGAACGCTTCCAGTTTGTTCCGTCAGAAAAAGCTAGGATAGCAGAACCTGCAGCTCCGTTTGAGATAAAAGCTATTGTACCTGTACCCGCTGTAGCCGCAGAAGGTGCTGATGCAACTGTATAATTTGTTAGTGTGATAAGACCTGCAAAGCCATCAGTGGCTGTAACTGGACCTGAAAATGTGGTTGATGCCATAATAAATACCCCTTGCACAAGGTTTCGCCTAGCAGTCTGTGCAACGTCAGGTCGGGGAGTGTCCTGTCTGCAAGGCTAATGTTGCCCCTGCAAATACCATAACATAGATTTTACAAAAAGAAAGGGGCAACTTGCGCTGCCCCAGTTCGGGAGAGGTAATTCTCCTATATCAAAAGTTATGCGCCCGGTGAACCGAACATTCCTAGTGGATCAGATACACCAAAAGAGTAACGCTCACGAGCTTTGTAGCGAACGTTACCTGTATCAAAATCACCGTCCATAGCCGTAGCCATTGGAGTACGCACGAAGTGCTTCATTCCGTTTGGAATGTCTGTGGTGATAAAGAACGCGTCTGTATCCGTTAGGTAATGATTCACACGGTAGCCTTCAGGGATTGATCCATTTGAACGCAATGCGTTTGTATCGTTATCCGCTGTACCAGTGCGAAGCTCTGTCTGTAGCAGTCTTGTTGCCACGAACATCAACGCAGGTGGAACGATTAGCTTACGAGGGCGAGCCGCGATCAATAGGCCACGTTCGTCTGTGAACGCTGCGATATCAATAACTGACTGCTCTAGTGAAGTTTCGTTCAAGTCTGCATTAACTGCGAGCTTGTTAGCGTTTGTACTACCACCAACAGATGGGTGTGCAGTACTAAACATTGTAACGCCATCACCTGAGTTGAAGCTTGTAAAACCTGTGTTCAACAAAGCTGCAGCCTTAGTCTGCTTGGTATAAGCCATAGCGCGAGCTAGTGCTTTTGTATATCGAGCAGACAATGAGTCGTACAAGTTGTCTTCCATCGCTTCTTCAGTGATAGAGAAACCCATTGCAACGGTCTCATGGTTGTATCGAGCAGTGTAATGCTCTTGTGCGTTATCATACGAAATCGATGCACCTTCTGCTTTCACAGGAGCTGCCCCAAAACCACTTAATTTGACTTCTTCTTCAAAGCTTCTGTCTGAAGTTTCTGTCTCATAAATTTCTGAGTGTTCGTTTTCGTATTTGTCGTATTCCAAGCCGTACAATGCGTTTAGCCCGGGAAGTAGCTCTTTAAGGAGCTGTGCGCGTGAAATAGCCATTAGTCAGTCTCCCTATACGCCAGTGTTCATGGTCATCATGTGAGCGCCATTGGTGATACGAACCAGAACATCTGGGAACGCATCGCCGGGATCAGATACATGACCAACGATTTTAAATGCGCCAACCGTAGTCTGGACAGACGCATCTAGTGCTGAAGTGGAATTACCTGTTGCGGTACTCCCAGTTGAAGTTGATTGCACCGCTGCAAACTTGGTAATAGTACCAATAATTGTTTGCGCTCCTGTACCATCAAGTTGTGCTTGAAAAAGCACGTTTGGATCATCAACAACTAAAGCTTTCGCGTTTAGTTTACCTGAAGGGTAATAATTCGAATGAACTATTTGACCTTCATCGTTCTGATACTCACAACCTACAAAAACACCAATAGCACCAATGCTACTGCCGCCTAAGTTGTTGGTTGTTATATCCGCACCTGTGCCACCGGCTAGTGCGATAAACCCATCTGCACCTAGCGTAACGGCTTGACCATTAAAGATATTGGTCGCCTCGCCCGCAGGATCGATCAGGTATGTAGTAGTTGCCCCTGCATAGGGCATGCCATCAGCACGTTTTACCGGCTTTAGGCCTTGGGGAGCTGCTGTAGTAGCCATTTGCTCTTCCTCCTAACCAAATTAATACCAAGGAAGCTCCCTAAGAAGGTCACTTCCCAAATGAAGTTCGCGTGGAACGTTCGGGATTCAACACTGGCATACGAGGATCGTTTTCTCTCATAAAATTACGATCTACCGCATCCTGTGCGTGTTGAGCCTGTTCAAGTTGAACTTGAATACGTTCTTCAGCAATTTCAGCAGGTATGCTGCATAACAACAGACCACCTACCTCAATGTTGTCCTTGAATCGAGAATCGATGTCAGACACAATGTTTAAATCACGATAATCTGATGCTTTGACTGGCGTATAGCCCTCACGGAATCGAGTAGAGACATTAGTATTGTCACTGTTCCCCAAAGTTGCTGTGCGAATCCAACGGAAGTGTAATCCATCCTTTGGTTCGGGGGTCGGTAACGCAGACGGTCTTGACCATCCTTTTCTACGCTCTGTCTTTTCTCTAGTTTCGGTAGTGCGTGGAGTTCTATCAGTCATATCAACTATCCTTCATTAATTGCGCCGCATACTGTTCTGCTGTTAGACCGAGCCGTTTGGCGAGTGCGGCTGCGGTTGGAGTTAACTTCACCTTTCGTGGTTTCTTTGACGTACGAGACGGCGGGGCTACCACGTTGCCCGCTTGAGGTTGTGGTGTAGCAGACTCCTCTGCAGTAACCTCAAACTTAGTTGGAAACACTTGCCTCATAGCAGTGTCTATATTAGTGTAATACTCTTCGCTGTCTGGCGCAACTCCTTTATTGATAAGTTCTTCATGTACGCCGTATGCAAATCCTGTCATGCGTAGGTTATCGTCCCCCCTACCATGAAACCACTTGTTATCCTCTAACCACTGCTTACCCCTACCCGATGGTTCTTGGACCTGTGGGGCTTGTTCTTGCGGTTCAGGTTGCTGTTGTAATGGTGCGGGTTCTTGCCTTTTAGGAGCTTTATAAGTACTTACACGGTATTGCTCGTTCTGTAATCTTGTAAGTTCTGACTGCGCTTCTAACAGCTTATCAGGATCACCTGCTTCATACGCTGTTTTGTAATTGACGTTAGCCTGTGCAATCTGAGCTTCAACCCTACCTTTGGCCTGATCAATCAATACAGTTTCATTATCTTCTAAAGACTTACGAAGTTTTTCATTTTCGTCTTTGACCTGTTGGGCATACTTAACAGCTTCTTCTCGGAGCTGTAGTGCTTCTTCCCTAGCCTTCTCTTCGTCACGATATTTTTTCGTTAGCTGATCAATACGTTTCTGGACGCCCGCGCTATACTTATCAATTTCGGTATCGGAGTCCCCTGCTTCAGCTTCTTCTGTAGCTTCTGGTTTAGACTCTTCTACCTTTGTTTCGACTTCCTGTTTCTGTTCTACAGGAGCCTCTTCAATCTCAACCTCAATTTCTGTAGTCTCTTCTACTTCATTCTCTAGGTTTTCTGCAGTATTCGTACTCATGCTCTTGTATACCCCCTTGGATCGTCAACAACACCTTCTACAGTGTCATCATTTATAAGACGGAACTCTTTACCCTGAACTTTAAACCTAGTGCCTGAATAAGAACGAAAGATTACAAAATCTCCTTCCTTACACCAAGGTCCGTTAGGAAAGCGATCTTTATCAGAATACGCATCTGATCCTGATTTTATAACAAAACCAATAATAGACGCCGTAGACTCGTCTTTACGAAGGCCATCAGGCATAAATACTCCACCTTCTGTCTTCTCATCAATCTCTGGAAGTGCTATCAGAAGCCTATATCCCGTAGGTTCTGGTAGTTTTGCGTGAAGGTCATCTGCTACCTTCGTATTATCGACTTTGACTGTCGCAATCATTTTACACCCATTTGCAGCGATTTAAAGGTTCACCGTTACCTTGCGCGGCCTATCCGCGAATATTACGAAGCACCTTATGCTTCAATAAATCTTTTCTCAAGCTCTTTTACATTATTTAATGCGATATCTATACCTTCAAGTTTCCCTATGAGCCTGTTGTAATCTTCCATACTTTTCACACCGCCACCTGATACAAACTCTGTTATCTCAGCTTTGTATTCATTTAGACGCCTTTCCAAAGCATCAAATACACTAACTTCCACCCTTATCTAGCTCCTTCGCTATATCTAATCCTAACTTCGTTCCCTCGCGTTTATCTTTACGCTGTTCTTTATCTAGCTCTGTGGCTATCTGAGTACCAATCCTAGCGCCTTGTATTTTATTATTGCTTTGTAGTTTAGCTGCTTCCAGTTCTAGTTTAGCGCGGTCCATTTCCATGTTGTGTTGTGTTTCAGCTTCTTTGATAGCCAACTCACGCTGTTGCATCTGTACTACTGGATCTTGCTGTTGCTGCATCATTTTCTCTTGCTGTGCTTCCGCTACGTCTTTCTGTAAAACCTTCTCTGCGGCTTCCTTGGCTAGACGAGAGAGTTCTACTTCTACGTCTTCTGGTAAAGGCTGATCTTCATCAGGCATCTCTACACCGAGTTTTTTCTCTATCTCACGTCTATACTGGAATGCTACGTGTTCTGTTATGTGTGCAGCCATAGCCTGTTGTATGGCTGATGCAAACGGAGACTGACCTATAATTTGCATAATTTTTGGATCTTGGGCTGCTGCCATATGCACGGCTATGTGCGCTTCATGATCCTGATACTTAAACGCCTTGACTGGCTCTTGTTTGAGTATTGCCATATTTTCTGTGACAGGGTCTGCAGGGGTTACATCTTCAGGCAGTTTGACAATCTCCTCTGCATTCTGCACCCCTAATACTTCTAACATTTGACGATGCAGCTTGCCCATATCATAAATCTGGGGGGATTGCTGGGCAAGCTGAATCGCCGCCTGATACTGCATCACACGTTGAGACATGGTTGCAGCGTTGGGGTCACTTACAGGTATAACGTCTACCCTTTTGTCAAAATCACTTTTGCGATCAAAGCCACCTTCTATGTCGTAGGCATACTCTGAGGGCATATAATCATGTATAATCTTAGCTAATATTCTAAGCTCGTTCTTGAGAGACGCGTGTAGCCTCGCCTGTACGCCAGAAAGAACTTTCATGGATCTTTCCATTAGAGCGAGTGTCGTGCCTACAGGAGCGTTAGGATTCATGTCTCCGACCTGCATGTCGGCTACAGAACCTATTCTACGTCCTTCATCTACAATATTTCCGAGTAAAGAGTAGAGTACGCTCGATGGCTCTTTATAAGGGATAAACGTAATTGAATCGCGTATAGCGCCACCCGGTACGTCCACATCCCTAAATTCACCCGGCATAAGTGGTGTATCATCACCCTTAATACGAAGGCCACGAGCTTTAAGACCCGCAGGTAAATTAGATAACGTACCCGCGTCAATAAGCTGACGAAGTATCGAAGTTGCAGACTTAGCCAGTCCACCCATGAGGTGAATAAGCCCTGTGCCGTAGAAGCCAAGACCCGGTAGGTATCGGTAATGAACGAAATGCATACGTTTTCTTTTCTTCTCATCTTCTTCGTACCAATTCCTTCTTATAGCTAATATTGTGGAGGAGGATTTATCTACAGTAACTACGTAGGGACGTGCAATACCATCAGGGTCTTCAAACTCTTCTGGCATATTCATGTCAACATGCATCTCCAAAATGGTGTGACGATCATCATCCTCGATAACCGCTTCTTCACCATCTAACTCATCGTACTTCTCCTGTATGTCGGAGTAGTCTGGGGTAGGTTCAGGTAACTCACCCTCTTTGTAAAACCCATTTACCTGTAGTTGTAGAACCTCGTTTGCGGTCTTCTTCATCACATGTGTATATCTTGGACATGTCTTGAGATCTGACGCTCCATAAGACGCTACAAAGTCCTCTGAGGGTACAAACATAGCGCATGGGCGTTCCATCAATGGATCGTAATACACTTTCTTAAACGCAGAACCCGCGATAGGAAGCTTAAACAGCATTTGCTCTGTTTCATCCCTGTACTCAGACATTTCTTCAGTTAACAGGTAATTCATCTCGTTTTGTACACGGTTCGCCTGATCTGTGCGTTCAGGGGTCTGTTTCCCTACAATTTTCGTACGTACAGGGCCAGAGGCGGGGAATATCTCACCCATAGCCTGTGCTTGAAATCTCACCACAGCCTCTGTGAGTAGTGGGTGAAACACACCAGATGCTCCTGCCCACGGCTGTTGACGGTCCTCTATCTTCATCCCTAATAGGTCAAGACCCTTAACGTATGCTCTAGCCCAATCAGAACGAGACTCACGATCTGCCTGAAAGTCTGCTAGTAAGTCAGACGCCATAATCTTTAACTCGTCATCATCTATAAACTCAGCGAGGTTAGCGTCATGCCCCGGTCCCACTAGGCTGTCAGTAATACCCCCTTCGAAGTCTATGACCATCCCACCGTCTTCTGTTTCTATGGAAACAGCCTCTGGGTTAACAATCTCAATCTCAAGTGCTTCAGAGTCTTCTTGACCTTCTATTTCAAAGGGAGTCATCTGTTTCTCGACTGCCATTTTATGTCCTCACAATGCAAAGTTATACAAACTATAGCAGATCATACTGCCACTCGTCCAGTAAAGTGTGGACGCCACCCAACGGGTGGGAGGGACAGCGTCCACGTAGGGGTTGGGAAACGAACCCCCATGCGCGTACTATACTATTAATAATACTCACGTCTATAATGATATTGCGGCTCATCATCCCATTCATCCGTTGGTAGGCGTATAAATCCACCCTGACGAAACCGTAATAACGCCATGACGGTGCTGTCCACAAGGTCATCATTCGACATAAACGGGAACCCCGCCACTTCTTCTACTAACTCTTCTGCCCAACGGGTGGATGGAACCCATGCCATACCCGATGCTATGATATCAGCTACAGAATTGAGCCGTGCCATCTTATCTCCAGTACCCCTGTGGGGGGTATACTCTTGTACAGGTATGCCCATACGCCTCATTTCTTGATAAATCGCCACTCCAGAGGACTTTTTCTCCACAATAAACGCGTCTGGCTCCCATTTGTGGTACTCGTCCATCGATAACTGCTTCAATTCAGGAAATTCTAGCCGTTTTTTGATAGAATCAAGCAAAATCAGGTGATGTGCGCCCTCTTCTTCGTTAAAAAACACGCCCCAAGTGGTCAAAGCGGTATAATCTGCGCGATTATGCTTCTCTGCGGCTGCATCTAACGACATAATCAGGTATTCTACCTGCGGTGGATCATCGTGAGGCCAAATCCCCCACCATTCTCGCTTAATTATAGACGCTTCTTCGGCTGTAGGCTGCTGTTGGTACTGCGAGTTCCACTGAAACGCGGGCATTGACGCTTTTGTACGCTCCAAAGCTGCCAAATCGAAGAACTCAGGCCATAAAGGTTTGACTGTACCGTCATCAGAGTCCAAAAGTGCGGGAAATTCTACTATTTCGTACTGATCAGACAGCTCATTCTTCACCATATCGTTGGTTACACGCCCCGTGAGGTCATCCATGTGCCAACGTGTCTGTACAATCGCCACTCTGCCACCCGGCATTAGTCTAGTACGCGCTCCAAATGTGAACCATTCGTAGGCTTTATCAAACACTGAGAAGTTTCCGTTAATAACATCCTGCTCAGAGTGAGGATCATCAACAAGCAGAAGATCAGCGCCCCTCCCAGCAAGAGCAGATCCAATACCACACGCAAAATATTCACCTCCGAAGTTCGTGTTCCACCTCCCAGCCGATTTGCTGTCGACTGCCAAGGAGACATCTGGAAAGATTTCCCTATACCCGTCTGTCGCTATCAAGTTACGAACCTTACGTCCAAAGTCCACAGCAAGGTCTGTTGTGTGAGAGACCATCATAACCTT